ATTTAATCCAGGTGCTAACTTAGTTGATGGAATTAGAGTTTTTGAAGATAGCGCAAGTGGAGAAAATAGAGATTTTAGGATTTATGGTTATCCAACTGGGGAAAGTAATATTTATGGACAACTTAAAGTAACAACTGGTCCTGTTTTTACAATAAGTTCGAGTAATGATGAGGTTGAAGTGGATAGTAATTTAGATGTTACTGGAAAAATATCATCAAACACATCGACGCTGACAGCGAGTTCTGATGATTATGATGTTAGTGGAATTAATATATTATTTGTAACAACCGCTGGGGGAAATGTAGTTCTTGGGGGATTAAAAGGTGGAGTTGATGGGCAGTATTTACATATCGCAAGAAAAGACGCAACCAACGATTTAACTTTAGAACATTTAGAAGGAGTAGGAACTCAAGAGATTTATATGCATGAGGGAACAGATGAAACTATCGATAGCTGGGGAGGATTCACATTAGTTTGTGATGGTTCGGATTGGTATGATGTAAGCCACGCAAAGCACGTATAATTATGGAAATAAATAAAATCAGCGACGAGGAAATAGAAATCGTTAGTGAGAATAGACATAAAATTTTCAAGAAAGATTTGTTAAAAGAATTTGATTAATAGGAAGGTTTAAATACTAACTATACTATATATATCTATGAAAAACTTAAACATATTCTTCGAGGACTACGAGTTCAAGAGGATGTTAATACTTAAAGCAAAACTCGGGCTCACTTGGAAGCAAGTGATTAGCCGGGGATTGAAAGGGGGTTTAAAAGATGGAAAAAATAACAATAACAAGCATTAAGAAAGTTGCTCGTGAAGGCAAGACTACGTTTTGGTCTTGCGAAACAATCAATGGATCTAAGTATACAGTTTGGGATTCAGAGATTGCGGCTAACATCGAGAAGAATCTTAATATTGAATGTGAGGTTGAGACAAAGCAATCAGGAGACTTTTGGAATATCCGAGCATTCGCTCCGAGCAATGTCACACCTATGGCTGAGAAGATTGAAGTTAACCCAAGCGAAAAGAGGAAGTCAGTCAAAGGTTCGGCTTATGAGAAAGACCCTGTTGGTTTAGCTGTTGAGTGTTTTGTAGCATTGATAACTGAAACAAATGAAGCACCTGAAACAGGCGGAAAAATAATGGACACTTGTATTAAGTTGGTAAAACAAGCCCAAGAAGCCTTTAATTGATGATGGCAAATGTTGATAAAGTAAGAGACGTCTTGAATGCTATTAAGGATGTTGAAGTTGATAAGATTGAAGTTGATAATTATGATATAAAAAGTGATACAGTCATAAAAATAACAATTCTCAATCCAATTAATAAGGTTCAAACAATTAAGCCCATTAAGATTAAAAAATGAATGGGAAAATTGTCAAAACAGTAAAGAAAGTTCTTGAACAGGCGAAGAGACTACTGAAGATGGAAGACGAAAAAATATGGAGGGAAACATTCAAGCACAACAACAGCCCGATAGTGATTCAAAGGTATAAATGGGGACATATGATCTCTACTGGGACGCTGATATTAAAGTATCGGAATGAAACGGGAGAAACATTTTGTTTGAATGAGAAAGGTGGATGGGAGTTGTGGCCTGCATTCAATCCAAAGATGGAGAACTGGACAGATGGGAAAAAACTAAAATTTAATTATTAAGCCCTCTATTTGAGGGTTCATAGTCATGGGAAGAAGAATTAAGTGTAAGGAATGTGGAGAGGTGAAGGTGCATTGTGCTCTTGGCTTGTGTAGTAAGTGTTACTTGAGGTTGGCTAGGCAGAAGAAGGATGCTAAGAATAAGCCTCAATTTTGACGGGGGGTTTAAAAGGCTTAAAATGTGGTCCTAACTTCTAACAACTTTCAAATATTCCAAAATTGTTCTCCTAGAACTTCCCCATTTCATAATACATTGATTGATTAATTTCTCTTGATCTAATTCCTTCCCACTTTCATTAACTTTCTTAATTGCATTTTCCAAATGCCTGAGTCTTTCAAGTTTACGTTCTTCATGACTTACCATACTTTAACTCCAACAGTTTATTATCAACAACTCTGATCCATTCGCCAATTTTGTTAAAATCATCCCAAACCCTATCAAAAGATTCCTTAACTTCAATCCTTAAAATATCCATTCTAAACCTCAAATTTTCATATATCAAATAAACCACTAGAACAACCAAGAAAGCAACAACCCAAATGATCACTTCATTTACCATAATTATTTGTGTGTTCTCTTATTTAAATAGTTATGGGTAATGAGATAATAATAAAAATAGCGACGGTAAACCCCTTTTACAGCGCTCTTCTAGCTAAGATGATGCTGTACCTTAAAGGGAATTTCTGGCTTTTGCTTGGCTTTTTTAGTAATGGCTACTCTAGATATATAGAGAGTACACACATCATTTAATAAAGATGTAGTTATAGATTACTGATGTAGAGGTTTTGAAGGAGTCTACAATTCATAAACCACAACTATAGATCACCTAATTCAAATAAAATCTTTCCCACAATCAAGAGTACTAAACTTCTATCTTTCATCCCCTCGATAAATCATTCTGCTATTTATAGATTCCGTTCGTTTTGTATGTGCGAACGGATTTGTCTCCAATCAACAGCTTTAAATATATATCCAACGTTAGCTTGCCGTGCTGCAAGCTAACAGCATAATAGTTCTAGCCGGATTGGAGAAGGCACCATACAAGCCCATACAAGCCTTCTAAGGGGATTTAGAGAGCTGTGGGCTACCTCAGCTCTCATATCTAAGCTTGCTAACAGCTAGTCAGCTGGCAAGCTCTCGTCAAGCATATCAATCTGGTTTGGGGACCAGACAAACCAGCTTCATAAGCATGCCGGCAAGTTGCACTTGCATAGCTAGCCAGCACAGCTGGCAATAGGGCTGGCAAGCCAGCCAGATAACCACCAATAGGGCTAGCTCCGCTAGCCTAATACAACGGGGCTCCCTCTGGTCGCCCCTGACAAACAACAACATATATAAAGAACACACAACAACAACAACTATGACACCAGAAAGAACATCAAGAGCTAGAATCAAAGGACAACTAAGACAAATGTGGGTACGCTCCTACGAAAGAGCCACAGCCATGAAGAGAGATAATTACTCCTGTACCAAATGTGGAATAAAACAATCAAAGAAGAAGGGAGCAGAGGTCAAAGTCAACGTACACCACAAAGAAGGAATAGATATATGGGATGACATCATAAACCTCATCACCCAACACCTACTATGTGACCCAAACAAACTACAAACACTATGTGAGGACTGCCACCACACCATATAACATGACAACCAAGACCCCCAAGTATGACATCTTTAGACCATGGCTGACACTGGACCCATGGCAAACCAAGTATATCAACACAGAAGGTAACTGCTTCTTACTATGTGGGAGACAATCAGGTAAGACAGCAGCAGCATCAATCAAGTTCGGGAAGAGAGCAGCAACTAAACCCAACTCAATCATACTAATGATAGCATACACAGAGAAACAAGCATACTCACTATTCTTCAAGACACTAATGTACTTAGAAGCCAAATACCCTAATAAGATCATAAGGAAGGGTAACAAAGGACCAACCAAACATATAATCAACCTAACTAATGGCTCAATCATCAAGTGTTATGCAGCAGGAGTATCAGGAGACGGACTAAGAGGAGAGACTATAACAAACTTAGTAATAGATGAAGCAGCACCAATGGATAGAGATATATTCACAGCAGTAACCCCAATGATAAGTATAACAGGAGGAACTATAGACATACTCTCAACCCCAAGAGGGAAGGAAGGATACTTCTATGACTGCTCACTAAGAGATGATTACACTAAGTTCTATGTATCAGCAGAGGACTGCCCAAGACATACTAAGGAGTATCTAGCATCAGAGAGAGCAACTATGAGTGAACTACAATACGCCCAAGAGTATCTAGCTATGTTCTTAGATGAACTGAAGAGAGTGTACTCAGACCAATGGATTAAGAAAGTATGCAACATAACCCTAAACAACCAACTTAACACAAATACACTACTTAGCGACTCTAAACCTCAACTTCCCCCCCCTATAGAGGTGGACCCCACACAAAATTTCCTAATAACAAGCCCCCTCCCAGCCAGAGACTACTTCCTAGGCATGGACATAGCGCGAATGGGAAAGGACGAGACAACCTTCGAGTGCTTAGATGGCACTAACCCCGACAACGTAACACAAGTTTTCAGAATCGTAACCAAAAGACAATTAATAACCGAAACAGCGAGGAAAGCAATAAGACTGAACGAACTATGGGATTTTAATAAAATAGGAATAGATGATGGCGGGATGGGTGTCGGAGTCCTTGACATCCTCTTGGGAGACTCCTCAACGGAAAACAAAGTAGTGGGGCTTAATAACGCGAGCAGGGATATAGACGCTGAGGAAGGCCACAAACCCCTCCTAAAGGAAGATATGTACAACTACACATTAATCGGTGGAGAACAAGGAAAACTCCATCTTCTAAACAATGACGAATTAATCGCAAGTTTCAAATCAATACAATGGGAATTTACAAATGGAAAAGTTAGAATATCCGGAAATGATTCACATGAGGTAGAAGGCGTGATTAGGGGCTATTATCTCATAAAGCAAAAGTTATTAAAACCCTTTATCATGTCTTTATAGTATGGCTGCAACAAGTGTTTTATCAACAGATGCGGAGATGTTAGCAATGGCTGGAGAACTAGTCGACGCAACAGGCTTCACAGATGACAATAAAACCGCATGGGGAATCCAAGCCGAGAACTTCCTTTCGGCTCTAGTAAATTATGATCTCACCGCAAACGTCTTAACTCTATCAGCAAACTACAAACAAATGCTCTCCGAATATGTCGCAAGGTATGTCGCTTGTTCTGCAATAATGTACAACATGGCGACGGTAGGGGCGGTCTTTTCATCCCTAATCGAACCGGAAGACATGGTTCAATATCATATTCATAGAATGGAGAAGATTGAAATTCTCCTAAAAGATGGTTCTGTTCTAAAAGAGATGGGGATAGCATGACTTTAGATATTCCGGGAGAAAAGGTTTTTATTCAACGTGATGTTCGAGAGACTCCGGCGGCAACAGCGACAGCAACTTCTGTCGGATTAACAGATCCTCAATATTTAACATTAGCCCTCCACGCAGATTTAACAGATGAACGAGTTCTAACAGCAGGGGAAGGGATTGACTTCACAGATACGGGAGCGAATGGAACCTTAACAATTAACGGAGAACACGCAACGGACACAGGAAACAAAGGGATCGCAACGTTCGACGCAAGCGATTTCGACGTAACCGCCGGGGCAGTTACGATTGATGATAGTGGGATAGACCACGACGCAACTACAAACACCCATAATATGACAACAGACATCGATGCAAGAATGACACCGGGAGAAGGGATTAATTATGTGACTGGAACAATATCTTGTGAATTAGCAACGGACGCGAACAAAGGAATAGCGACATTTAATTTAACAGACTTCAACGTAGCAACTGGGGATGTAACATTAAAGGCGATTGTGGTTACTTCTATCGACGGAGATTCGGGAACGGCAACGCCAGCAGTACATAATATCGACATTCTGGGAGGTGATGGAATTTCAACGGTTGGGGCTTCTAATGACATTACAATAACGGCAGACGTAACTTTGGCAACAGTCCCACCAATCGGGGCGATAGTTGCATGGAATAAATCCATGACAGGCGTCCCAGCAACTTTGCCATCGGGTTGGAGAGAGTGTGATGGGTCAGCAGTCAGCGACGGTGATTCACCTATGGATGGTCAAAACATGCCTGATCTTAATGGTGGAGAATTCTTAAGAGGAGATACAACATCAGAAGGAACTGGGGGAAGTGCAACAATGGCGCATACTCATATTTTAGGACATACTGAAGCTTCTAGTTTAGAATTTACAAGTAGTAAAATAGGTTGGACTGGAAATACTTCAGCTCTAGAAGTTGTTGATGCAGGGGGAGCAGAGACAGATGAGATAGTGACAGGATCTACGGCTGGAGCATCAAACACAGAAAATCGACCTCCATACTACAATGTGGTGTGGATAATGCGAATTAAGTAAAGTTTAAATAATCTGTTTTTCTTAGCAAACCATGGCAAACGGAACAAGAGACTACGATAATGTCGAGGTAATGAACGATACGGACGGGACTTTGTCACTTGTTACGAGTCCGAGCCAAGATTTAGATTCTCCAGCTTTAGAAGAAAGTGGCTGGGTTAATCCAAAGTGGGCGGAATATAACGGCTACTATCGAAAGAACCAAGGGGGCACTAAGGCGGCCATAACTCAATACGCAGTTTGGATTGCGGGCCGAGGATTTGACACCGACGAGGCAACACAGAAAAGACTAGACAAAATTCGAGGAAATGGGACCGACACATTCAAAGGAATTCTTAAAAATATGTTGAGGGTTAAGAAAGTTAATGGTGATGCCTTCGCGGAAATTATCACATCAAATAAGAAACCACCGGAAGCCAACGGAAGAAATCTTATTAATGTAAAACCTCTTAATCCTGGAAAGACAAAAATATTTCTAAACACTGCGGGGATTACAATAGGATATGAGCAGGTAGATAATGAAGGGAAAACTATCGGGAAACGACTGGAACCTTGGCAAGTGTTTCATTTATCAAACGACAGGGAAGGGGACGAGGGTCACGGAATCTCCGTTTATGAAGGCTCTACGAAAATGCTGGATAAGATTGAGCAACTTGATCAAGACATGACGGTTGTGTTTCATAGATATGTCATGCCTTTCCTTATCTTCAAAGCCAAGACAGACAAGGAAGCAGAGTTAGCGAAACTTACATTATCCTTAACAACTGGGTTGAACAAAGGGAAGGGGTTAGTAATTCCAGAGAAGGCCCTGGACACAGCAGATTTTAAAGTTCCTCAATTCGCGACGCTGAACCCTCTAGATTGGCGGAAGGAGTGGAAGGGTGAAGCGATTAAAGATTTAGGTATGCCTGAACTTCATCTAGGAAACGCCGGCGGAACAAATGAAGCCTCTTCAAAAATGGTAGCCTTCACATTCGAGCAACCGGTGGCGGATGAACAAGAAGATTTAAACCAACAGATTTTCCAACAACTTAACATCAAAGGAAAGCTAGTCGAACCATTAAGTATTGATGATAGTGTTTCAGAAGATGAAGGTAAGGATGGCAACCTCTCCGGAGAAAAGAAATCAGAAATTAAAAAAACACCTGCGAAGAAAGAAGATAAAAACCCTTCTAACTCGTCGGTGAAAAAGAAATTATGAAATTTAAACAAGATATGGAAGTATGGTATGGAGTGATTAAGAGAGCGGTTATCGTCGGAGGACTTATGCTATTCTCAGGAGCGTTAGCGTCTAACTGTTGGAACTTCCAACAGGCATTTATCGCAGCTGGAATTTATACGTTCGCAGAGTTAGCCAAGAACTATAAGATAGATATGACCAAGCAACATAATTCTAAGTTTATGATCTTCCCGTGAAGTCCTAATCTCCTCATGGAAAACTTCCGGAGCCCGGACTTCCGCACCTTCTAGTAATGCATAGGAAAGTTTATAAAGAGAACACACATAATATTAATATGGTAGAAGATTCACCACCAACACCAACGGACAATTCTGAAGGTAAACCGGAGCCGTCGACACCACCTTTAGATAGTCCTAAAGATGAAGGAATTTCTGAACTTGATAGAGCGGAAGAGATTAATAAAGAAAAAGCGAGACTTCTAGAAGAAGATAAAAAATTAACTGAAAGAAAAGAAAAATTACAAGCGGTTCAAATGGTGGGCGGTCAAACTGTCGCAGGGCAAGAACCTGTTAAAGAAACCGAAGATGAGAAGAAAGTTAAAGGGGCTAGTAAATTCTTTGAAGGAACTCAATTAGAAGAAGATATTAAGAAAGCAAATGAATAAAAAAGACTGGCAAGCAATAGAGAAAAAACTTCTAGAGGGGATTGCTATAAACAAAAAGAACAAAATTTTAGCTGAAGATGGCATAGAAGAAGGAGAGTTAATTCTAAAATCAGTTCAAGCCAAAATCAAAACATTTAAATAGTATTCGACACACCGAATAACTATGGCAGTAGCAGTATGCATTGAAGCACCAACAATTTTTAAGCGTAGAATAATCGATAATACTACGGCGGTACCTATCGGAACAATTATGAAAGCAGAGAATGATGGAACTGTGGTCGTGAGTGCAGCAAGTGCGGATCCATTCGGAGGAATCTGTTGGGTAGCACATACAGCAAACGAAGGAGTTACTGAATTAACAGTCGCTATGAATGGAAGATGGGAAATGACTTCAACTGCGGCAGCAATCCCAGCAGGTAATGCGGTATCTATTGCTGGAGCAAACACAATAAGATTAGCAACAGAAGCAGACACTATCGTTGGAGCTGTTGTTGGTAAAATTCTAACAGAAGAAAGCGGAACTGGCGGACAAGTCACGGTAGACGTGGGGACGTTAGTATAAGATGGCAGCTGAAATAGAGAGAGAAGCTGAATTAAGAAAAGAGTATATTGATTCTGCAGTTAAGGCAGTTGTTAAGGTTGAGGAAAAATGGAAGGCTATGTGTGCTATCGACAAATCAGACTCTTATACAGAAAGTTATTTTAGAGAAACAAACGACGATTCTACAGATCCCGGCGCAGACTCATATTCTCCAATCGGAGGAGTCCCAGAGTTTACACCATTCCCTTATGTTGATGTAAAGGAAACAAAGGTTAGTTCTGTTATTGAGAAATACGCAGCAACAAGTATGATTTCTATGGAAGCAGGACAATACGCAACAGTCCCAATGCTTCAAAGAAAGATTTATAGAATTGGAAGAAAGATTATCTACCAAGAAGACAAAGCAATACATGACGCTTGTTCAACTGTGACAACTGGTTACGGAAACACTCACGCAGTAACTATTGGAAGTGAATGGGATTCGGCAACTGTCGCGAACAGAGACCCAGTTAAAGATATTCTCGACGCTATACAACTTTTAAGAGCAGATGGTATTGATGCTTTGGCAGGTAATGGTAAGCTTGTAGTTAATGGTCAAGATTACACAAACATTATTTCAAACACAAAAGTTCTAAACCATCCAACTTATTCAAGTGGAGTGATGAAGAACGGACAGCAAGGAAGTCTTTTGGGATTGACGATTGTTGTTTCGGAAGTGGTCACAGCAGATAGCGCTTTTGTTCTTGTAGCAAAACAGGGAATGGTTTGGAAACAAGCAACACCTCTATCAACAGCTACAACAGTAACTCCCGGTAAATACACACAGATTGACGCATGGGAACGAGGAGTATTTCAATCACAAGCACCTAATGAAATCTGTAAAATTACAAACACGAGGAAGACATAATGACAGCTGAAGGAAGATTGTCTCGTGGGAAACTTAATTATGAAGCAGGAAGATTTTTAGATAATTCTGAGACTTTAGAATATATTGCAACACTAAAGACAGAGGAGCCTAAGGAAGCAAAACCTAAGGAGGCTAAAAATGTCAAGTCCAGTAAATGAAATTCTTAGACCGATAACTTTAGTTCTTCCACATGTTACAACAGTTAATAGAGATTTGATGAAGGCAGAACTCGGAACAATAATTTATAATTCTACTACTAATAAAATAAATTGGTGTGATGTTGATAGGACAGTCGGCGCCGGATCATGGTCTGTGGTGACCTCTTCATAATGGAAGATATATTAAGACCAACAGCTTTAGTTCTCCCAAATATTGCAGATGGGACAAGCGCGGATTTTTACAACGGGGAAGAGGGAAGTTTTTGTTTTGATGTTAATGCAACTAAATTAGGTTTCGTAACTGTGGCAGGCACAAGTGAAGAAACAGTGACGAGTTCTTAATGGCAGCAGGAGATATTTACCAAATTACTGGGGGGCTTGACGGTCGTAAAGCAGTCGCTTTCTTAGGAGGGGCTACTGATGACGGGGTGCAGATTGATACTTTCGCAGCCGGTAGAGTTGCAGCTAATGACACTAAAGGAACTTTCACAGCTTGGATTAACCCAGCAGACAACACAGGAACCTATGCTTTTATTGGATGTGGAGATGAAAGTGCAGTCCAGTATTTTTATGCAGCAGTTATTGCAGGAGAAATAACTATCAAGTCAGCAATGACAGGACCCAATGTAGCTTTTGATATGGTTACAGTAGGAGCAGATGTTAAGGCTCATGAATGGACACACATCGCAATAGTTCAAGATGCAGTTAAGCCAAAGATTTATATTAATGGTGTTGAATTTTCATTAAGAAAGGGAACTCTAACAGAGACAGATGTTACAGAACCTACCTATTGGTTTGATACATGGGCATTAATCGACGGAGGACATATTGGATGTGCTGATTCTATCGCTGGAGGCGGAGCATTAACTCTTGAATTTAAAGGGGCTATTGGTGCAGTGAAATATTGGGACACAAACCTAAGCGATACACAGGTTAATGACGATTATGTCAATGCCAATTATACAACAAACTTAATAGCACACTGGGATATGAACAATGGATATGTCAATGTGGCTAACGCAGGAACTTACGACGGGACGGCAGTTGGGGACATAATATTATATAATGGTTATTCAGAATTTGATTCAAGATTAAGATATAACGCAACTCCCCTAGTAGCTGATGACATTTCTTTCACAGCAAGCAATGGAACTGGTTATGCAATAGTTGTTAAGGCGGCCTAAGATGGCAAAGAACCCATTAATTAGGAGTTATCCAAAAAAGGTTAATGCTCCTCTACAAAAGAAATCTGCTGGAATTTTAGACGACTTCGCTGTTCGTAAGAATGTAGCCACTAAGGAGGGGACTGTTGAAAAGGTGCCAACTAATGATTCTGATATTGCCAATAAAAAATATGTTGATGACTTAACAGGCGACCATCCACATCAAGATGTTCAGACTACTGCGAGTCCTACTTTTGTTAAAGTTTCTGCCCCAGCAGGAGAGTTTGACACAATAGCAACTGATACAGATGGAGATATAACATTCTTAAATGATTGCTATTTTACAAACAGAACAGGGCATGATACTTTCTTAGATTGTGTTGCTGATGAGCATATTGACTGGACTGATACAACTGAGGATTTTAAAACAACAGGAAGCGGGAGTTTTGGAGAAGGTTTGGAAGTTAATAAAAACACAACTAATCAAGTTGGTTTGACTTTAAATGGGATAGATGTTGGTGGTCCTTTTGGACCGAGAGGTGGATTTGTTAAATGGTTCTTAAATGATAGGTTTGTTGGTGGATATACTTTTATGAATGATAGACAAGAGATAGTTTTTGATACAACAATTCAAGCAACAAGTGCAGACCAAGGCAATGCATTTATTAATGTAATGAATGGTTCTGCTGGATTTGCAGGTGGAGATTTAACAATAAGTTCAACTGGAGAATTAGAGACATCTTCAAATATAAACATAGCAAGTGATACAAATGGTTTGCAACTCGGGGCTGGACAGGATGTTAAATTATATAGTAATGGTTCTTCTGGAAATTTTATATTTGAGTCTGACGACAAAGTTCAAGTAAGATTAGGAACAACAACAACACCATTTACGACGACCTTTCTTCAATTAGAGGATGGAGAAAGTCACATGGGATTTAATCCAGGTGCTAACTTAGTTGATGGAATTAGAGTTTTTGAAGATAGCGCAAGTGGAGAAAATAGAGATTTTAGGATTTATGGTTATCCAACTGGAGAGAGTAATATTTATGGACAATTTAAAATAACTTCTGGTTCTGAATTTTCTATAAGTTCAAGTGGTGGAGATATTGGACTTTTGAATAATGCAATTGTTTATGGAGATTTAAACGTAACAGGAAACATAACAGCAGACACATATTTTGGAGATGGTTCACAACTTACAGATATAGTTGGAGATGGATTTTATAATTGGACAGAAGGTGCAGGTGCAACTGATAATTTTAAGACAGCAAATAATGCTACTATTGAAGGAATTATCTTTGGAGAAACAAAAGCTTTATCTTATGAATATGAAAAAATTATTAATGGTGAATTTACTAGTAATTCAGATGGTTGGATAGAAGGAACGGGGTGGGGTCATGATTCAGGTTTAAAAGCCGAAAGATATTATCATATGGGGAATATTGCAGGTGTTCAATTAATCCAACATGTTCCCTTAATTGCAGGAGATACTTATGAAGTTAAATATAGTATTTTAGATTGGGATGTTACTCCTTTTACTGAGCGGTTAGAGATATTGTTTGGTGGAGATATTGGAACTGGAACATCAGTAGCTGTTCATAATAGTAATGTTGATGGAGGAGAAGTTGGTGATTATTCTTATACAGTTGTTGCACCAACAAATTCAAGTTTATATTTTATTATAGACCAAGATGGTCCTATAACTATATTTAATATGAGTTTAGATGATATTAGTGTTAGAAAAATAATACCTGCGGGAGAATATAATGAATTTAATGGAAGTATTATTTTAGGAGAAGGTGGAGATATTTATTATCGTTCAAGTGTTTATGATGAAGAAAAGTATGGAAATCCTTTTAAATATTTTAAAGATGTTAGTGAGTATTCTAAACTAGATGATAAAACAAATAATTTAGTTATGGAACATAGTAATAGACCTCCTTTTTTACAAAAGAATTTTACAAGAGGTTATGGTGGTGAGGTTGTTTTTATGGAAGGATTACAAAGTTGGAGTAGTTGGATTGAATATTCTAATTATAAAGTTATTCAAAAGGTTAATGATTTAGAAATAGAAAATCAAATGCTTAAAGATTGTATAATAAATTCAGATGATTTCATAAAATTAAAGGAATGTATTAAATGATAAAATTGTAATATTAAATTTAATAGGATACCGATTCGCTTTAACTGAGGTTTACGAAAATTAAATCATGGAGGAAAAAAATGAAAAATAAATTAATAATGTTATTAATAGTAGGAATGTTTATGATTAGTTTTGCATCTGCGGAAACAGAAACTTATAAAATAAATACTAAAACAAATCTACAATTTACTTGTACCTTAGATAACGCAATCCCAACAAGTGCAACATTTAATATAACTATTACAGATAAGGAAGGAAATTATTTAATAAATAACCAACTAACAAATGAATTAGGAAATGGGGCATTTAATTATACTACTACATTTCCAAAGGCAGAAATATACAAAGTTCAAATGTTTTGTACTGATGGGTCTTATTCTTATTCAAATGAAGGATATTATAATATTACCCCTTCAGGATTTTCAGGGACATTAGGATTTTATATTTTAATTCTTGGATTATCTTTTGGAGTAATCATTTTAGGATTTGCATTAAAAGATGCTGTTATAGTTATTTTAGGTTCTTTTGGATTATATTTTATGGGACTTTATATTCTATTCTTTGGACTTGATGGAATAAGAGACCCTGTCTATACTTGGGCAATTGGAATTATAATTTTAATGTTAGCTGCATATATTTCACTTCGTTCTGCTTATGAATTAATCATAGATTAAACATCGATATTTATAAACCTATTATCATATATTATAATATGTTATATCTTTTAAGTGAGGTGAGAAATGGAAATAAGAAAAGTTTTAATCAGAACGGATGGAATAAAGTATCTAATAATTCCGAAGAAGTCAAAAATAAAAAACGGAGAATTAGTTTTAGTTACTAATAATTTAAAATTAATAACTAAATTTATGGAGGAAGAAAAATGGAAGAAACAGAAATAAAAGAAGAAAAAAAGGAAGTTAAAAAAGTTAAAGAAGAAGACTATAAATTAGTAACTGTTCCAACTGGTGAGGCAATAGCAATTCAAACACCAACAGGAGATATAATTACATCTGAACAAGCAATTGTAGAACTTTTAAACATAACTAAAGAGATTAAAAGTGGATTAGTGGATTAGAATGATTGGGATAATATTTGAATACGGCTCTGAAAAAATTGAAGTAAGGGTGGATAAAGAAAATTGTTATTTTAGGACTGGTCAATTTGGAGGGGCATTAGTTCCTATTGATTCAATCAAAATAGATAAGGTAGGTTCAATAAAAGAACATCCAGATTTAAAAGATAGAAGCGACTGGAAAGAAGAAACAATTAAAAGATTTAAAGATAAATTAAAAACTTATAAAACAGAAATGGAAAGAGTAAAATATGTAATGGAAGATTTAAGTAAAATAGGATACAAACCTCTTTATATTCAAAGACAAGGACATAGGGTACAAAAAATAAAATGAATGATTATATAAAATTATACGAAGAAAGAAGAAAGAAAAAACTTAAAGAAATTGAATTAGCAAAAAAGAAATTTTATTCTCTTAATTTAGTAGAACGAAATGCTTATGAACAGATTATTGAAAGAAATAATACTTCATGGATAACTCTATTCTTTTACCCAATTAAGTTATTATTTTATTATGGATTATTTTACATTGTAGTATCTCTCCTAACAGGTGTTGGGATTGAAACATTTAGACAGTCATTTATTTCTTTAAGTGAGGTAATGGTTTATGCTTCTATGATTTTATTTTTTATAGGATTGATAATGTCTATGGTTAATGAGAGTCATACAAATAAATTAAAACTAAAACTACTTAGATAATGTGGCAGGAAAACCTATTCAGCAATTTATTAGTAGTCGGAATATTTTTAACACTAGGAATAATGATTTACTGCAAAGTAACAAAAAAAACACTAATTGATTTGATTAGAGAGTGGAGAGAATCAATGGCAGAACCAATAGAATAATGAATAAAATAACAAAAATATTTTTAGCAACAATCGCAGGAATAGATGTAACCTTAACAATTTTTACTCCAATACTTTTAGCAGTTCTTTGGATAAGTGTATCTGGATTTAATTTTTTCTCTTATGCTTTATATGGTTTAGGATTATTTGCGACTTTGTTTCGTGCAATAAAAACAGGTTGGTTAAAAAATGGCTGAAGAAGAAGAAAATATTAGCGACGAAGAAGCAATTTTAAAGATAGCTGCTGCAATGAAAGACAGTAATCAAGCAAAAGAAGATAAACAATCAATCCATACCTTTCTATTTAATGTAGCAACGGCAGACGATACAAAAAAGATTGGTAATCTAAGAAATGATAAAGATTTCAACGAGTTAGGAATACCCCCACATAATGTTAGGGGAAGTTTTGAATTAGGAAGAATTAGTAGTTTAATAATGGATAATGATGTTTTTGCTCAATGGTTTAATGAAGAAGCAGAAAATACATTAGCAACAAGTCTATCAAGTGAAGGGTTCTTAATAAAACAGGCAACAACAGTTACAAAAAATGTTTCGGATATGACACCTCGTAGAAAAATAAATAAGGGATGGTTTGGAAAATCTAAAATCGAGGAGAGTGGGGGAGAACAAAAAAAATGATAAAACTAAATAAAAGAAAGGAGGAAAAATGGGATTAAATAAAGAAATACAAGATATAAAAGCAATACTAAGACCAAAAGAAAAAGAAAAGAAAAAGAAATTTAGACTACCTTTTGGTAAGAAAGTTGGAAAGGCACAAAAGAAAAGAAACTATGTAACTGTAATGAAAATAAATGAAAATGGAAATATAGATTTTCAAAAAAGACAAATAGTAGAACAAACTTTTATGGAAGATGGGATACCAAGATTAGGCACACCAAATTATGTTTTAAGATGGAAAAAAAATCCAATGGTTATTCTCCCAAGTTGGAGTGTAAAACCTTATTCACCATCTGATGAACATGAGAAATCTTTAAACGATGGTTCAAATACTAAAGGTTATAAAATTCTTATGGCGAAAATGCAATCAGAAATAATTAAACCAACCAAACAAATGGGTGGTATACTTAAATGGATATTAGGATTAGGATTATTAGCTGTAATAGGTTATGCCTTTATGACGGGAGGTGGATAGTGGGATTTAAAAAACTTAAATATAATACTGGAGAAGGTCTAGTTAAAATGAAGATAGAAGATGCCTCTGGAGCAAGAATAGAAAATTGGACTATCATGATGAGCGATTTAGGAAAGTTGTCAAGATTACTTTGTAGGAAATATGGAATTGATTATAATACTGGAGAAAAAGACAGAGATTTAGACTGGGCAATGTGATTTTTTGTAATCGATATTTATAAAGTATAAAATACATGTAGTTCTATGAAACTCCGAGACTTACTAAGTAAAGTAGTAGAAAACAAAAAAAATGGGCAGTTAAACACTTCTATAAAAAAGAATAAATTAAAACAGATAGGTATTACTGAAGAAGATTTATTTGATTTAAAAATTGATTCCAAACTAAAAGGATTATTAAAAGAATGAAAAGGGGGGATAAATAATGGATTTACAAGAAATTGAAAGAAGATTATGTATTCTAAATGAAAAAAAAGTTCCTGTCAGAGATAAAAGAAGTCTAAGAGGGGGAATGCAGGGGAGATTAGAACGACAAGAGGTTAAAAGATATAGTCAAGATATAAAAAATCAAAAGGCATATTTAAAAAAGGAATTAGATTTAATAGGAACTCAAGAAGATTTAGACTTATCTATTCTATCTGAAAGGAAATTAAATAAGTTTAATGAACCAAAATTAAAAAAATTAAGAAATAAAAGGAGTTTCTTCTAATGGGTATTAATTATAATCCTTTCAAGGGTGCTTTAATTTGTAGTTTGGTTGTTATAGCTTTTGGTTTACTCTATCATGGAATAAAAGTTAATCCTTCTAATTGGGTTTTAGTTGCCTTATGGCTTCCAGTTTATATCTCTCCTCTATGGGTAGGGGCTAGTGTTTCTTATTTATCTGAACGGAGGAAAAAAGAATAATGGGAACTTGGAGTAATATAAAGGAGAATATTCGAGATATTGGTCAAGGGATTGTAAGTGTTATAAAAGGAAAACCAAAAACAACTGCAGAAAGACAAACTGCGAGAGATGTTGCAGAGTTTGAAAAAATAAGGGCTAATCCAAGAACAGGGGACACTTTAGGTTATACTCCAGTAAAAGATTCTTCAGGGGGAGTTATTTATCATAGTGGGGGTGGGGGAGGTGGCAGAGCCTCTGTTAGTCCAGCACCAAGTGGAGCATCAGCTGCACAGATAACAGAACAAAAAAGACTTAAAGCAATAGCAGAAAGATTAGCCAGAAGACTTAAAGCAATAGCAGAAAGATTAGCCAGAGAAAAAGCGGAAAGGGCAAGAATAGCAGCAGAAAAATTAAGGCAAACAAGAACTCAAGAAGCATTAAGGGATAAAACTATTGACAGCCGACAACAATTAAAAAGAGATATAGATAGAGCCAGAGAAAGAGAAAGATTAGCAGACGACCAAAGAAGAATAGACCAAGATATTTCTCGAATAAGAACTTCTTCAAGTGGGAGGGTAAACGTAACTAAGCCAGGCGAAGGTTCATCAGCCCAAAGAACTTCAACTTATTATGGTGATATTGTTGTTCCAGGGACGGAAGGATTAACTGCAACTGAATATAAAAGAGAGTTGGCTAAAAAAGCAAGGGAAAAATATGGGGTAGGAAGTGGTTTTCGTTCTGAAGAAGAAGTAAAAATAGTAGAAGTAAAACCAGTAGAAGTAAAACCAAAGGAATCTATTGTAACAAGTTCAAAAGATATATCTTTTAAAACTCCTAAAGTAGATAGAACTGGTCAAACTTATTCATCTACCCTAGGAGGATTTATTTCAACTGAAGAACTTTATAAATATGAGGATAAAACTGCAATTATATCCCCACTAACTTCTGAAGAAGCAATAAAAATTAAAGAAGTAGATTATGGGGGAAGTGCTAAAGGGATTTGGGGAGGGATAAAAGACATTCCTTCAGACATAAAAGATACTGCAAAAAAAATTACTTTTTCAATATTAGATAAAACAAAACCATTAACAGACACTACTTCAAAAGTTCAAACAATAGTAGCACCACCTATAGCATTCGGAATTGATAAACTTAAACCACAACTTGACATTTTTACTAAGGATGTTTTAAGTGTAAAGAAAAAAGTTGAAGAAAAAGCCAAGAAAGTTTATGGAACTTCTTTAGTTCTAGGGGGAATAGTAGATAAGAAAGTTACTCCAATCATAAAAGAAGGATTTGGAATTATTGCCAGGGATGTTTTAATTGGAAAAGAAAAAGTTGAAGAAAAAGCCAAGAAAGTTTATGGTGTTACTTCAATTATAGGAGGACAAGTTGAGGAAAGAGTTTCTCCAAAAGTAAGTCAAGCATTTAATTTATTCGCAAAGGATGTTTTAATTGGAAAAGAAAAAGTTGAAGAAAAAGCCAAGAAAGTTTATGGAACTTCTTTATATCTTGGAGGAAAAGTTGAAAAGGTTGTTACTCCAAAAGTAAAAGAAGGATTCTCTTTATTTGCTAAGGATGTTTTAAGCGTAAAGAAAAAAATAGAAGATACCACTAAGAAAGTTTATGGTGTTACTTCAATTATAGGAGGACAAGTTGAGGAAAGAGTTTCTCCTGTAATATCATTTGGAATTGATAAACTTAAACCACAACTTGACATTTTTACTAAGGATGTTTTATCTGTAAAGAAAAAAGTAGAAGAAAAAGCCAAGAAAGTTTATGGAACTTCTTTATACTTAAGAGGAATAGTAGATAAGAAAGCTAGGGCAAATTGGTATAGCCAACCAGATTCTTCAGAAACTTTAAGCTATTGGGTATCAGGACAACCTAAGAAAATTACAAAAGGAGAAAGAGCTGAAATTTATGAACAAGTTAAGGGATTCGCAGAAACAAGACTTAAAATAAGAGAAGAATCAGAAAAAGAATTTACTTCAGATATGGCTTTTAGTTTTCCAAGTACTTATAAACCAACCCAAGCGGAAATTTCACAAGAGATAATAAAAATAAAAAAAGAGGTAGGTTTTGTTAGTAAAGCAGGAGTAGTTGCTGGAGCTTATGTAATAAATCCTGCTGTAGGTTACGCTGCTGGAGGGATAATATTCAATAAAGAGATAGTAACAGGTATAGGAAAGGGGATTGATTATGTTGCACCTCCAATAACAAAAGAAATAAAAGTAACTACAGAGTCTAAAGATGAATTTGGAAATATAATTTATACAACAGAAACCTCAGAGAGAGGAACAGGATTTGCTAGAAAGGGTTCTGGTAGACAAATTCTTAGAGGAGCTTTATATGGTGCTTCTATTTTAATCCCTGGGGTTGGCTATGCTTATGGTACTCAGATAGTAAAAGGATTAGCAACTAGTCCAAGACAAACAATTGGTGGAATAGCTACTTACGCAAAAGAAAATCCTTATGAATTTGGAGCTATGCTTTCTACTGGAAAAGCAATAGAGGTAGCAAAAGTAAAAATTACAAAATTAAGACCTGATTATAAGGCTGTTGAAACCACTGTTATCGGAGAACGGATAATTAAAGGAGTAAAGGGAGAAGGTGGAAAATTTGATATTGGAATAATCCCAGAGAGGGGAAGTAAATTAGATATTAAACCATCCAAACTTGCTAAAAAATATGCTAGTGATATTCCATTGATTGATAAACCAAAATTACCCATCTTTACTAAATTAGAAAAAATAGGGATAGATGTTGCTAAGAAACAAGGAGATACTTATGTTGGAAGTGGTGCTGCAAAAGTATTAATTAAAGGAACAAGAACTGGTTTAGATGTAGATATAGTTTCTAAAAATCCACTTAAAACTGCAGAACTAATTGCTAAAAAATCAGGAGAAGGAACTAAAATAAGTCCACATAAAGTAAAAGGAATAGATGTTGTAGCAGTAACAGATAAATTTGGGAATAAAATAGATGTTGTAAGTCGGTCAGGTTATAGTTCTGCTCGTTCTTTATTTGGATATGGAGATTTAAAAACTGTAGAAGTAGAAGGATTAAAACTTTTAAGACCCCAAGAATTATTAAAAAAGAAAGTAGAAGTAATAAAAGATATTGGATTAACTGGAGAAAAGGCATCTAAAACAATTAAAGATATTAAAGCATATACTGGTGGAAAAATAGATATTGATGTAAGGAAGCCAACATTAACAGACCCTTATGGATATACTAGACAAGAGTTAGGTTCTCTTACTGGAACAACTGGAACTATTACTCATGCGTCTACAGGTTTATTTGGTTGGTTTAAAAAGAAAACAGATATAATTGCACAGCCAGATAATCCTATGTATGGATTATTTGGAACTCCTCCTGATATAAAAACTGGGATGCCGATGGCAAGGGCATCAAGACTCGGTGCTGAAGCAACGATGAGAGATTTACTTACAGGAAAAGCAACAGTAGGTAAACCATCTTCAAAACCACAAATTATTGTATTTGAAGGTCAAAAGATAGGGGCAGAGGGAAAATTTTATGTTCCATTTAAATCAACAGAGTTTGAAGTTGTAACCCCTTTAGTAGATGCAGCAGGAAAACCAATAGCTATTAAAAAAATAGGAAGTGGGGGAATAACAGTTATTAATAAGAAACCAGTAAGATTAGTTTTAGCAGATTTTGTAGCAAAAGGAGATTTATCTGCAGAAACATTAGGACTAATTGAAAAATCTAAACAAGGAAAATTATCAGTAGTAGAAACTACTAAATTAAAAAAGTTAGTAACTAAGGAAACAGGGATAGATTATTTATCTACAGATAAATTATATTTTGACCCAAATAGATTCACACCAAAAATAGTGGGACAGACTCCACAAGAAACTATTGTTTCTACAACTGTAGGAGCAAAAACTGAAAGTATATCTTCTAGTTCATTAAGTGCTAAACCTTATGAAGTTGTTTCTATTTCAAGACCCACAGTATCTTATGTCTCAACATCAATAATATCAAAACCATCAGGTAAATCTTCTGTTTCAAGAGTATCTACATTATCTTCAACCATATCTAAATCTTCAAAGGTATCATCTATAATATCTTCAAAAACATCAGCTGTATCAAGACCTTCAAGAGTATCTTCTGTTTCAAGGGTAGCTTCTGCCATCTCAAAACAATCATCTGTCTCGAGACCTTCAAGACCATCCTCACCTATATCAAAAGTATCTTCAACAAAAAAACCAATTATCTCTCTACCAAGCAGAATGTTAAAAAGAGTTAGAGAACAACCAGAAATATTTGAAGCATTTATATTAAAAGGTGGAAAAGAAGTAAGTATAGGAAAAGGTGGTAAAAAAGTATTAGGAAAAAAACTATCTAAAAAACTTAAAGGAGAACTTTCAGCATCAGGATTCTTAACAAAGGGCGGAAAGAAAATTAAAGCAACTGAGACAGGATTATTAAAAGATGTAGAATTTAGAGTTGGTAAAAGAAAAGAATATTTAATCGTGGAACGAAAAGAAAAGCGATTGCGAAAAGCGGGGACGGGAAAACTTATCCAACCTTTTAGGTTTAATGGAAAGAAGTCAAAGAAAAGTAATTTATTTAATTTGTAATCGATATTTATAAAGGATAAACCTATTAGGTTTTATAATGGGAATCAAAAGTATATGGTTAGACCATGAAATAGATGAAATGAAATTAAAAAAAATAGCCAAAGCTCAAAAGGAATCTGTTTCTAAATTAATGAATAACTTATTAAAAAAGAATTATGATATTATCAAGGAGAAGAAAAAATGAACCGTAGGGGAAGTGTCATAATTTTTGGGATTATGTTATCAGTTGTTGTAATTATTTTGGCATTATCACTTGCTCCTGTAGGCAAGGAATTTATAGATGATGCGAGAAATGTAAGTGTTGGGGATACTATTGGAATGGATTGTGGTAACGAGAGTATAAGTTCATTTACAAAAGCTGCGTGTGTTGTAACGGATTTCAGTTTATTTTATTTTTTCGGAGGATTAATTTTCATAGCAGGTGTCATAATAACTGGGAGAATAATTTTTACATAACATGAAAAAAATAATGATGGATATATTAAATGGAATGGAATCACCAGATAAGATAATTAGCAAATCAACTAAAGCAGTATGTGGGGTTTTTGAAAGAGAAATAGTTGTTAAAAAATCAGAAGTAAGTAAAACAAAATCTAAACTAAGAGCATCTGGATATATTATTATAGGAACTGGAGATGCTGGATTTGGAAGAACAAAAATTTGGTTTAATCCAGCAGGAGTAAGTCTATGAATAAAAAAGGACAAAGTTTAGGATTAGCAATTATGTCTTTTATTTTTATAATAATTGCAGGATTTGTAATGATTAATTTTTTAACAGGAGAAGTAACAAGGTCAAGAGTAGATATGGCTTGTTCAGATGTAGATAGTATTGAAGACGGAAATAAATTATTTTGCATAATTTTAAACGCTACCATTCCTTATTATATTTGGATTATTTTAACCGTCGCCATTGGGGCAATTACTGTGAGGTATATACTCTAATGGCATTTAAGAAAGGAAACATACCATGGAATACAGGAAAGAAATGTCCAGAAGAAACAAAAGAAAAAATAATCAAAGCTATAAAAGAAGGAAGATATGGTATGACTAGGAAAAAACATTCAGAAGAAACTAAAAAATTGATGTCCAAAAGAGCAATTGGAAGAAAACAGACATTAGAAACAAAAAATAAAATATCTAAATCATCAATAGGAAAAATATTTACAGATGAACATAGAAAAAACTTATCATTAGCAGGTAAAGGTAGAAAAAAAACAGAAGAATGTATCCAAAAAATTATCAAATCAAAAGCACACATTAAGGGAAAAACTTATGAAGAAATTTATGGAATAGAAAAAGCTAATAGTCTTAAAGCTAAATTAAGAATAGATAATGGTGGAAAAAATAATAGTATGTTTGGGAAAACACATACAGAAGAAGCTAAAAAAAGAATAAGTACAAAAAATAGTGGAAGACAATCTTGGAATAAGGGAGGAGAATGTAGTGAGGATATTAAAAAATACTTATCAGAAAAATTTAAAGGGGAACATCATTCTCCAAATACAGAATTTAAAAAAGGACATAAAACATGGATAACAGGAAAAACACATTCTCCAGAAACAAAAGAAAAGTTAAGAATAATGAATAGTGGAAAAAATAATAATCGTTGGAGGGGAGGAATTTCATTTGAGCCTTACGATGCAAAATTTAACAAACAATTTAAAAGAGCAATAAGAAAAAGAGACAATCAAATATGTATGCTTTGTAATATTCATAAAGAAAAGTTAAAACGGGCACTTGACATTCATCACATAAATTATAATAAACAATTCTCTATCCCAGAAAATTGTATTTCCTTATGTCAGCCTTGTCACATGAAAGCAAATAGTAATAGAGAACATTGGACTAAATTCTTTCAATCACTCCTATCAGAAAAATATAATTATGATTATTCAGATGATGGGGAGATTATAAAACATTATGATATTCAAAATATAGGGAGAGTTAATTAAAAATGAAATATAAACTATTAACAATTTGTCTATTAGGAATGTTTATGATTAGCTTTGCAAGTGCATTTTCTTTTGACAACATAAAAGATTTAACTTCCACAACCTTTGATGGAAAACAAATAAAAGATTTACCTTTACTAGAAAAATATGCACCAATTAAAATAACTAATGCATTTGGATTAGGTGCTACAATCTTTGAAGGTTATCTTTCTCAACACGATGAAACTTGTGGGATAGATTGTAGTTCTACAATGGAAATAAAATTATATGAAGATAGACCTTTAGTGGACGATGTAAATTTCTATACAATTCAAGAAGATGGAAGTAAGGTCAAGCAAGATGTTAGAAGTTATCAATTTAAGATATGGGATAATCCTTTAAGTAGAATTGAAAAGTATAATCAAGAAATTTGTAGTGGGGGATATACTGATGAAGAAACTATGGTTGAAGTTCCTTTAGTTTGTGAGAATGTGGAAAGAGAAAGAACTATTTATTATAAATTAGTTGATGATTATAAATATACTTGCACAGAAACAGGAAAGTTATCTCTTAATGGAACTGCAGAAACTATTTGTTCAAATGTCTTAGTTGGTAAGAAAGAAGTTATTTATAATGGTTGGGTTAATTATAATTTAGGAACTGAAATGCCTAAAGGAGAATATACTGTTAAATTAGATGCAGAAAAGAAACCAAGTAGAAGTGTCGATTGGATTATAAAAACAGGTGGAGAAACTCTTAATGAGTGGGCAGTTTGGGAAAGTAATCCCTTAAGTACAACTGTATTTGATTATTTACTCTCAGAAGATAATTTAACAATTACAAGTGGCACTACTATTTTAGGAGGAGATGTAACTTATAATAATGTTTATGTAGCCTCAGGAGCCATATTAGAAATTAATGAAAGCATTGGTTATTTGAACATTACAGCATATAATATTACTATTGAAGGAACTATTGAAGGGGAAGGGAAATCTAATAATACAGGGGGGGCAGGAGGTTCTTCACCTGCGGATAGTTCAGGAGGTTCAGGTAGTGAGGGTGTTGGATATGATGGAGGTAATGGTGGTGCTGGGGGAACAAAAGCATTTTATCCTCCCTCATCTGTAGGAGGGGGGGCTGGAGCTGGATTATATGGTTCAGAAACAAGTAGATTAGATTTTTCATTATCAAGTGGTGGGGGGGGAGGAGGGGGTGGTTCAGATTGTTTTTATGGTGGAGGAGGTAATAATGCAAATGGTGGAGTTGGTAATTTAGGCGGGGCTTCTTTAAAATTATTTGCATTAAATATCCTTGTTAATGGAGGAATAGATATTAGTGGAACTAGTGGGGGTAATGGTGGTGCTGGAGCTGGATTTTGTTACGACGATGCCGTTGGGGGTTCTGGTGGCGGTGGTGGTGGTGGAGGTTCTGGAGGTATGTTAATAATAGATGGAATCTTAGTTAATATATCTAATTCTAATTTGGATATTGCAGGAGGAACTGGAGGAAGTGGGGGTTCTGCAGGTGATGGACAAGCAGGAAATGGTGCAACAGGGAGTTCAGGCGGAACTGGTAAAGGGGGTAGAATAAAAATCTTTAGTTATATTCTTTATAATGATAGTATAACTGTTACTAAAGGAACTAGTGGAACTCTTTATTATAATACACCAGATTATTCTACATCAATAATTCTAAACTCTCCAACAAACAACTATATGTCCGACACAAATTTAAACACTTTCAACGCAACAGCAACGGTTACTGGAGGAGCAACGGTAGAGAATATGTCTTTATGGACAAATGAAAGTGGAACTTGGGCTGTAAGAAATACTACAACAGGATTAAGCGGAACAACAGAAACTCAAACATGGGATAGAAGTTTAATTAGTGGGACTACAACCCTCTGGAACGTCCAAGCCTGTGATTCAGACGGAGATTGTGGATTCTCAACAGCAAATAGAACTTTAGAAATTGATACAACTGCACCAACAATAACTTTACAATCTCCAACAGGAACATTAAACTATGGTGCTGTCGGACAAAGTGAAACTTTAAACGTAACTTTCACAGATACAAACTTAGATAGTTGTTGGTATGATTATAATGGTACAAACGTAACTATTGATGGTTGTTTAACTGGTGTAAAGAACTCTCCAACATTTCTTTTAGAATATGGAGATACAGATATGACAATCTGGGTAAATGATACAGTGGGTAATACAAACTCAACTTATACCTCTTGGGATTATCTAATCCTTGAAAACAATAGAACGCACAATTCAACTTCTTATGAAACAGCAAGAGAAACTTATCAAATAAATGTAACAGCAAATTCAAGTCTAACAGCAATTAAATTAAATTATAACGGGACAGATTATACTACAACTCAATCAGGAAATATTTGGAGTTATTCTATGGATGTTCCAATAGCAAACGTAGGAAACAATTCAATAGGTTGGAAATTTACTTACGCAGGTTCTACTATCCCTTCGACTTATACAACTTATCAAAATGTTTCCGAGACAGTTTTTACTCTTTGTAATGCAACCTACTCTGACGACTTTCTAAATATCACTTTCAAAGATGAAGCAGATTTAAGTAGTATAAATGCAAGTATTCCGACAAGTACATTTACTTATTATCTAGGAAACGGAGACGTAACAAAAGAATATGATTACATTAATACTACAGACCATTATAATTATCTTTTTTGTGGGACTCCCGATAGAACTATCCATGTAGAACCTTATCTTCAATATAAAAGAAATTCAGATTATCCACAAAGAACTTGGAATCCTTCTGCTATAGATTATACAAGTACACTATCAACACAAATTTTATATTTATTAGAAAGTGCAGATGGAATTTATGTAACAATCCAAGTAGACAATAGTGCAAGTCAATTAATCTCTGGAGTATACATAACTGCAACAAGAGAAATAAGTGGAACGGATACTGTAGTCGCAGCAGGAACAACAGGTTCAGATGGGACGGTAACCTTTTGGTTGAACCCTGATTTCTCACACGATTTTACTTTAACTAAAGCAGGATACACAGATTACTCAACAACATTTACACCAACCCAAACTTCTTATACAATTACATTGGGAGATACAGCAGAAGCAGAAAATAGTTCAATAAGGGGAATTGGTTATACAATTCTTCCAACTAATACATATTTAGAAAACGATACTTCCTATACTTTTGGTTTTACTTTGACTTCAAGTTATTGGGATGTCGATGATTACGGATTTACTTTAAGATTATCAAATGGTACAAAGATAGATGGAGGAAATACAGGAGTAGAAGGAACAGCATTAACTGAAATTTATAATGTAAATAATCAGACTATAATTTATTTTGATTATTATTGGCTTATCAATGGTGTTTATACAAATAGTTCAAGATATTGGGTAATTCAAAATACAGAATTAACAGGATGGAGTATAGCAAATTTCTTTACAGATTTAACTTTATATTTAGATTCAGGAATTTTTGGATTAGATGACTTTGGAAGAAGTTTAATAGTCTTTTTAATCTTATTTATTTCAATAGGAATAATGAGTTATAAATATGGGGCAACAAGTCCGTTAGCTGTATCCTCTTTAATATTTGGAATAATCTTTTTCTTTGATGTAGTGATAGGATTAATTCCTACAATAAGAGGAATAACATATCTGCCTACCTTCCTTGCATTTTTAGTTTTAACATTAGCAATATTTAACGAGGTGCGAACATAATGAAGTTACCAGAATTTTGTGTAGTAATTATTGTAATGATAATTTTCTTAGGATTTATGGGTTTCCCTATTGGATTAAGTGGGATAACAGGAAACTACGGAGTAACTATTAATGAATCAACAGGAGAATTAATTGATGCAGATATGGAAAGTTCATCTTATTTTTTAGATATATTTGGTGGGACAATTGGAATTTTTATACTATTGGCTGGAGCAGGAGCAGTAATTGTTGGATTATTTGCAAAAGGTTATGACACAAGTTTAATAATATTACCTTTAATAATTACAACTGGAACTTTATTCGCAGGGACTTCCTGGACTATAATAAAATATGTTTCCGAATTAAATCAAGTATGGGCAACGAATGTTGTTACCCTTCTCTTTGTAGGGGTTGGAGTGGCATTTATATGGAGTTGCGTAAGTTACTTTGCAGGTAGATAATGGCAGAATTTATCCAACCACTTGAATTGAAAAAGATTATCCTAAATATATTTATGGGAAACCCAGATATATTCTTAGCGATTTCTTTAATAGTAATTATGGGGATGTCTGCATATTTTAGAATGAGTGTAGTAGCTATGTTCTTTATGTTAGGAATATTTTTATTATTATTCTCTGGAACAGTTATCCAATCTCCAATGGTAGCAATATTTTCAATAATTGCAGGATTAATTATAGGTTTGTTGGTAAATAAAATTACAAAAAGATAATCGATATTTATAAACTATAAAATACATGTAAAACTATGGGATTAATAAAAAGACTTTTAGAAAAATCGAAAGAGAATAAATCAGAGTTCAAAGAAAAGATGCGACAATCTATGGAAGAAAGAAAAATCGAAAGATTAATTTCTGAAAGAGAATTGTCCTCGGATGAACGAGAATTAATATCCCATCAAAAAGAAAAAAGAGCGGAACAGGTAAAAAACGAATTAAGAAAAATCCATAAGAAGAAAAATGAAGAAATGTGGAATTCTGGAAGTGGAATGATAGGAAATAAAATGACAATACTAAATTCTGGGCGTTCAATCCTAAAAGAAAAACATATCTTTATGGGAAATAAAAATACAAGTAAAATTAAAAAAGACAGGATGTTTTTCAAATAATGGCAAAGAAAAAGAAAAAAGAAACATTAGCAAAAAGATTATCTAAAAAAATTACTAGTAAGAGAGTTCTAAAAAAATCCCAAGCAACAGTAACAATCCAAGAAAGACCTACAGAAAATATCTTCCACGAAGAAAATAGATTCTTCAAAGGTGAGTTTAATCAAGAAAAAAAGAATATGTTCTTAAACTAATTCATAATCGATATTTATAAAGGTAGAATTACATGTAATCTTATGAAACTCACAAGAGAATTTTTTAGGAGGGGAGATATATAGTATGAAAGTAAAAAAGGCACAAATGGATATTAGTATGATTCTATATACATTCATTGCGGTTTTAGTAGGATTAATTTTATTCGAAGTAGTTGCACAGCAAGTAGGTCAAACGACAGATACTGCAACTATAGCTAATCATTCTCAGACAGCAGGTTCTGCAGGTGAGAGTATTTATTTAGTAAATTGGAGAGCACTTTCTGATGTTGTTATATGGAACGAAACATATAATGTAATTGGTTCAGGAAATTATACTGTAGAGAATAATGTTATTTATAATGGAGCATTATCAGTAAATGTTACTGTAGATGATGCAGAGTTTGAAGGTTTAGGTTGGAAAATTTCAGGAACAGCACAACCATTAACTTATATTGCAAATAGTGGAGGAAGGTCGTTGGTAGGAATTATTACTATCTTCTTTGCATTAGCGATTGTAGTAGCTGCAATGTATCCAGTAATTAGTAGTAAACTTATAGAATCGTTTGGATAAATAAATAAACTACAACAAATTTTTTATTTTTGGGCTTTAATTTATTAGCCCCTATTCAGTTTTAGGAGAAATAACAATGGAAGAAAAAGGAATACCAAAAAAAGACGGAAGTGGAAGAGGCATAAGAGCCAACAAAGGTAGGGGTGACTGTGAATTTTTAGAAGTATTCGGAAAGGGAAAGGATAAATCTTTAGGAGGTTTAAAAAAATGAGTTACAAAACAATCGCAGCACTAATTCCAACAATCCAGGCAGCTACTTTAGTTAATGAAAATGTAAAAGCATCTAAAAAGAAATCTGGAACTAAAGATATGATTGGATTAGGAATGAAAAATATTATAGGAATAAGTGTAATCAAACTTGAATCAGGTTTAATTGCAGGACTATGAACCTTCAAAGTATTTCAAGAACTATAAAGAAAGAAGATGGTTTATGGTTAAGGGGAATAATTCTAAGACAAGCAGAAAAGGGACAAGTAATCCATGGGGCTATGGCTACTAATGTTCAATTACCAATTCATCTAAGAAGTAAAACAAAAGACTATGACATCTTTACCCCAAAACCTAAGAAAAGTGCAGTGGCGATGGCTAAGAAATTGAATAGGGCGATAGGAGAAGAGAGGTATGAAGTTGTCAAAGGACAGCACAAAGGAACTTATAAAATCAAAACAAAAGAAGGGGAAACAATTATAGATTATACCCAATTAAAAAGAAAACCTAAAACTAAAAGAATCTACGGGAACGAATATTATGATATTAAAACAATTAAAAGAAATGTTAAAAGATTAATAAAGAAACCTGAAACAGAATATCGGAGAGAAAAAGATATTAGTACCCTTCAAAGAATAAAAGAAATAGAACGAATCGAATCAATGTTTTAAAGAAATTATAGAAAATTATTTAAAGGATTTTTGAGAATAAATATCATGGAAAAAACATTTAAAGAAAAAGAAATTGAATTTTTTGAAAAAGGAGGTGGAAATAATGGCAGATAGGGGAAACGAAGGTCGTGGAGACCGTGGGGCTTGTGGTGGAGAACGTAGAAGAGATGGTTCAGGTGGAGGTCGAGGAAATCGAAATACAGATAGACAACCTAAAAAGTAAAGAAGTTGAAAGATAGAATCAATGTTTTAAAAAAAGCCGACCAAGAGGAAGTGTAGGGAATTGAGTTAAGCCCCCATGAAAGGTAAGACATATTGTCCCGACTTCCCCTTGATATTTGTTACTATTTATAAGTGAAACACCTTTTTAAATGTTCGCACAATCACTTATTTACTATTTTTAAGTTAAAATAAGATTATTTAAAGAAGTATCAATTTAAAGTGTAATGAAAAGAGAGTGTAGTAAAAATCGACTTGAGAAAAAAAACTTTTACTTACCAATATTAAACGAATTAAAACTCTCAACAAACCTCACAAAAATCAGAGAAAAATTAAATATTTCTAAACAACAATTAAACTATTACCTTCGGAGATTAAAAGATTCAGGGGTAATCATAAATAAATCAAAGGGTCTATGGGAACTTACAAATGCGAGTAAAAATCCAACTAAGTATGGTAGAAATTTAAACAAGGATACAATTAGGGGTCATGCCAATATTGTAAATATAATCCCAAACAAATTCCCAGAGAATTGGGACAAAAGATTAGAGCTAATAAAAAAGAAAGGAATAAACTATAAATTAGTGGGTGCAAAAGAAACAACACCAAGAATTAAAGTTCTAGGAAGAAAAGTATGGCTTTGTAATAAACATATCAGAATATTTGATAAGCCTGGAGAATCTTATTATGGATTGAGTGGTATAGAGTCACGTAAACAATCTTTTTATGCATTCTATAAGGTTCTAAACGCTTTAGAGAACAAGTTAGGAGTAAGTCTAAGACCCTATGACTTCCAATGGAAAAAAGAACATTATGCCTTTATTAAAAATGATTTAGCAATAGACCAAAACAAAAAAGGAATTATCTGGAGAATATCTGATGAAGAAGGGGAATGGCTACTCGTTGATGACTCTCTGGAAATGGGGGGTGAATTAGAAAATACAGGAAAGAAAGCATTAACAACTAATCTTCAAATGCAAAAGTGGTGGAATAAAAAGAAGGAAAATAAGTTTAAGATAGATGACGATTATATCCAAAAAGGTTTCGGGCAAACAAATGATATGATAATGAGGGTAACCCAAAACCAAACAATGTTCGCAGAGAATATGGAATCTCATATAAACGCAATCAAAATTCTTGGAAAGGAAGTTAAGGGGTTGTCAAGAACAATAAAAGGATTAAAAAGAAAGAATCAAGATTTGAATTTAGAATTAAAGAGCCAAAAAAGAATTACTGATTTCTTTTAGTCATTAAGAAGTAGTGAAACATAATTGAAACAAAAACAAAACATTTAAATACCAATTATAATATATTATAACATGAGGAGACATAATCATAAGCATGGGAGAGACCACTCATCATTTCAATATGGTTTTTTAGCGAAGGTACAAAAAGGAATTGGTATCTTCTTTTCATTTATTTGTTTAATTGGATTTACTCTTACCTTTAATATATGTTTAATTGGATTTACTCTTACCTTTAATATATTATGGTTCATAGGAATATTAATTTCTTTATATGTTATTTACTCAGGCTCTAAAAAAGAATATTATGGTTCATAGGAATATTAATTTCTTTATATGTTATTTACTCAGGCTCTAAAAAAGAATATAATTTTCAAAGAAGTGGAGGGTATATAGTTTATTCAAAATAAAATGAGAAAAAGAAAAGTAGGTAAATACGGAAACACAGATGTCATAAAACTAAAACCAAAAGACAGAGAAGATTTAGATTGGGAATATGAAGACGAAGTAGATATTGATAAATGTAAGAAGATAAAGAAGGTAGAAAATTAATAATATGAAAATTATATTAATACTTTTGAAAGGAGGTTCACCACAATGAAAGAAGAAATAAGTAAAGTAAAGAAACCAGAAGTAAAAGAAATTGGTATAAGAGTTAATCAAATTAATTTAGAAACAGTTCAATTTAAGATTCTTGGAACAAGCCCTTTGTTAATGGATAAATTTCCAGACGAAGTTAAGAAACAGATTGAAGATAAACAAACTGGGAAAAACAAGATTTCAAAACAAGTAAGAAACATTGATAAAGAAACACTTTCGGCAGTTCATAAAACAGCCGAAGGAAAAGTAGGTTATCCATCAATAGGATTTAAAGCAGGACTAATTGAATCTACATCTTTTATCGGAGATAAAATGTTCTCAAAGAAATTATTAAGGGGTATTCAAATTGTAAATGCGGTCGAGGGATTAGTGCCTATTGAATTTAAGAAACAAGATGTACTATCTCATAGTATTCAAAGCAATACAAAATATAGCCCACAGTTTCACGATTGGACTTGTGTATTACAAATTCAATTCGACAAGAACAATATCTCAACAGAAGATATAGCAAGTCTAATTAACTACGCAGGATTTTACTATGGTATTGGTATTTGGTCGCCTAGATGTAAAAGTGGAGGAAGCTATGGGATGTACAAACTCGCATAAAATATTCAAAGCAAGAAATGGGTCTCCTTTTAAAAAAGAAGAAGCACAGATAATCGGAGAAACTTTAGATGGTCTTCGTAAAGAAAACGGAGGAAGTTTAAAAAGTGAAGAGATTGTCAAAGAAGCTAAGAATAAAAAGAATCCACTACACGAACATTTTGAATGGGACAATACTGTTTGCGGAGAAGAGTATAGACTACAACAAGCAAGAAATATTACCAATCACATAGTAGAAGAAATAATTGTTGATGGAACTCCAATAGAGCAAAGGTCTTTTTTATCAGTAATAGCACAAGAAGAATCTGTCTATGTAAGTAGGGAAGATGCTATTGTTAATATTGATTACAGAAAACAAATATTAGACCAAATGATTACAACGCTAGAAAATTTAACTGTCAATATGAAACTATTTAGGAGTTTGGTTTGGTTGCGTGACGTACGGTACAGTCAAGTAAAGTAAAGATTAAATTTAATTCCTTCCTTTAATTTTTTAGGGAGGTTCATATTCATTAGTAAAGTAAAGTGTTGTACGGTGCGGTTGTGTGTTGTACTGTTTTGTTCGGTCTTGTAAAGTAAAGAAAAGGTTAAATAAAAAGAATTATTTAATCTATAGAAATTAATACTCATACTTAATTGTCCTGTATGGAATTGTGCTGTTGTCAAATGAAATGTGTGGTAAAGTGGTGTGTTGTGGGGTAGTGTTTAGTACCTTGCTGTACCGTCTTGTAAAGAAAAGAAAGAGTTACCCTTCTCTAAAAAAGGGATTCATACTTAAGAGTGGGGTAGTGTGGGGTGCGGTTCTATGGTGTGTTGTGGTGTTTAGTAAAGTAAAGAAAGAGTTTCCATTTTCTTAAAAAATGGTGGTGGATTCGTTTGAGTAGTAACGTGGCAAGGTAGCTTAAATGACCTAAAAGTTTGGCGGAACTATAAACCGCCATTATAATAATGGAAGAGAAAAAGAAAGATAAAATAGAAAAATGGGACTGGTTATCTCTTGGAGTAGTCATTGGAATGATAATTGCTTTTCTTCTAGATAATTTATTATTCAGAGTTTATTTAAAATAAAAAAACATTGAGTTAGTCCCTAAAGAATGATAACGAATGTTTAAATACTAATTATCATACATTATAAGTATGCAAGTAAGATGTGATAAGTGCAAACAGACTTTTGAAGTAGATGAAAATAATATTGATACAAATTTAGAATTCATGCAATGTCCACTCTGCTCCTCGATAACTAAAAACCCTTTTAAGAAACTATGAGAGATAAACAAGGAAACAAACTAACAACAAAAGAATTCTTCAAAAGATGGGGTAAGGGAATCGAGGGCATAACAGCCATCCAAAAATTAAGAACTCAATTAATGGGAACAAGAATAACTTTAATAGGATTATTTTGCGGTCTATTTATTTCAATATATGGTTGGGATAAATTATGGTGGGTAGGAATTATTTTATCTGGTGCAATCTTAACAACAGGAGTTCAATACTTAGGATTCAAACAACAATACATTCAATTAAAAAACTTAGAAAAAGCAGAAGAAGTAACAATGGATGAATTATTCAAAGATATAAAAGAAAAGGAGGTAAATAAACATGGGGTTTGATGAAATATTAGAATCACCTGCATTTTGGATATTAGGTGCAGGGGGATTAATCGCAGAAGTAATGGGTTATATGTGGGCGAGAAATAATGGTTGGGAAGTAATGCCTTTCTGGCAATTAATAGTAATGATGTTAGGAACATTAGCCGCTGCAGCTTTCTTTGCAACAAGAGAATAAGATGAAAAAATATAATAAAATAGAAGTAGAAGGAGAAACAGTTTATCTAAGAAAGACTTTTTTAGGTTGGGGAACAATACATCCAATAAAAATAGATAATAAATTGAATTGGAAAAACATGTTAATTGGGGGAAGTTGGATTAAATTTTTTATTTTAATAGGAATAATTTTAATTTTATTAGCATGTCTTTCAGAATATTCAAATGCAATAAAACTAGCAAATGAATGTCTAAATAAAGAAGTGATACAATGGCTTCCTTAAAAATTGGATTACTTTATTTAAGTTTACACAATAGATTAGATAAAAATTCTGGAAGAGATAAATTAATTACTAGGAAAGAATTCTTTTGTATTATTGGGAAACATTTCTTAGTCCCAAAAAATTTAAGATATTTAGTTATAAAAGAAATGATAGACAGAAATTTAATAAAAGAAGAAAACCATGAGTTTAAAATATTAAATACAGATTTAGATTTAGAAGAAGATGCAAATAAAATTTATCAAATGAGAGGCTTGTTTTAACTACTTAAAAATTAATATAAACATTTAAGTAGTATTAAGTATTAAGAAAAATATGAAAGATAGAGAATGTGATAATTGTAAAGAACCAACTCCTAAAAAGTTTCTTGGAAGAATAAATGGAAAATATTATTGTAAAAAATGCAGAAGGGAAATAAGAAAAAACCACCGAGAAGAAACAATAGAAATTACTGGGGTAAAAAGAGAACTAATGGATTTAGATAATAAAATAGATAAAGAAAGAGGTTACCCAAAAAAGGCTTATAAAAAGAAAAGAGAAAATTTGGGCAAATCATATAATCCTAGAGAAGAAAAAAATAAAGAATATATCCCACCAGCATACAGAAAAGAAAAAGGATATATACCAGAAATAAAAGGTTCTACATTCGCAAAACAAAAAGAAAAATCAAATGCGTATTTATCTTTTGAAGAAAAAAAGAATTTATTAAAAATGTTAATGAGTAGGGGATTAAATTTTGAAGAAGCAAAAGAAAGAGTTAAACAATTAATAATCTCTCAAAGATTAATAAGAGAAGAATATAAATCAAAAATAAACAAAATAAACTTTTAGAAGAGTTATGGAATTATTAAAATGAATTTAAATACAGGGGGTAGTGTAAATTGGAATGAACAATTTAAAATAAGACCAAGAAGAAATACAAGTAGAAAACACGAAATAATAAAAATTTTAATTGTTTTAAATATAATGGAGAAGTATAGGAGAAATTTATATTGGATTAGAGTTTATACAGAATATTCTATTGGAAAAAAGATTTGTGATGTTTACTTTGAAAATATAAAAACAAAAGAAGTAATTTGTTATGAAATCCAAAATAATGTAAGTGAAAAATGGTTAGAAGAAACAAGAAATTTTTATGATAATTTTGAAAGAATATATTTCAAAACAGGATGGACTCTAATAAGAGAGGATAATTTATCAGATGATATTGAAGTTTTAAATAAAGAAATAAAGGAGTCAATTTTATAATGGAAGAAAAAGAACTACTAAACCAATTTACAGAAATAGCAAAAAAAGAAGGATATGTATTATTGCCTAAATCTTACTATGAAAGATTATTTAATGGATTTGAAAAACTAAAAAGGGAAATAAAACGAGCAAGAGAATCAAGAGATAATTTTAGAAAGAAATTTTACGATTTGAAAAATAAAAAAGATTAAAATGGAAAAAACAACACAAGAACAATTTATGAAGGATACCTTCACAGGAATAGACCTAAACATAAAACAATTAATAGAAATAATCAAACCTGTGAATTTCACTTCTAAACTAAGTAGAAGAGGAGTAGATAAGAAATGGATAGAGAGTGGGGGGATTAATAAGATGTTCAAAAAATTACAAGAAATTATGGTGGCGGTTGAATACATAAGAGACCATTCGAGAAATGCAGGGAAAAAACTGTTGGAGATTAAAATATGAAAACTTTATTAATATATCCAAATCTACCATTTAATAATACCTTACCTCATTCTATAGGGAGAGTATCTGCTTGTTTAAAAGAATCTGGAGATGAAGTAAAATTATTTGATACTACTTTATATAAATCTGAGAAGAAATCTGGATACGAATTAAAAGTAGTATCGGGGCAAATACCTTCCGTTGAGGAACGAGGTATAAAAAATACAGATATGGTTGAAGATTTTAATAAATGTATAGATGACTTTCAACCAGATAGACTAATGATTACATTTGTTGATAACACAAAAGATATTGGAATGAATTTGCTTAAATCTAAAAACAAACCAATCTATACAATAGCTGGGGGAGTAAAAGCATGAATTATTATTTACAAATAGTATTATTTATTGCTTCAGCTATTGGTATTTGTTTTATATTATTTAGAGGACTGTTTTTTATAATTGATAAGTGTTCGTTTAATAACGGGAATCAGAATCAGCATGTAAAATCGGGGGGAACGAAAGACAGCCTGACGAAGGCTTAATTTAAGTTAGTAGGATTGACGGTTGTCGGGATATTGCAACTTTATGTGGTTACCCTTTGACAAGTACCCCCGTTTTGCTGATACCTAAATGATAGTAATCCCGTCGTGAAATAAAATGGTAAAACAGACAAAAGCACAAAAAACTAAAGAATGGAGAAAAGATAATCCTGAGAAAGTAAAATCTTATGCAAAGATGAGATGGTTAAGAGATAGAGAATCCATTATGAAAAGATTAGAAGATTGGAGAGATGAGAATGTTTTTGGTGGTAATATGTTTATAGCACATGAAAGAGATAATTGGGAATGTCAAGAATGTGGAATGTCTCAAGAACAATCTATAGTATTATTTAATAGAAAATTAGTTCTTCATCATATAGACGGACAAGGTAGGAACTCAGAAGATAAAAATCATAATCTAGATAATCTGATTACACTATGTCCAAGATGTCATGGAAAAATACATGGTAAAGAATCGAGAAAACTAAACACTTCCGAAAACAAACCTAAGACGAAATGAGAATATTAATATCCTCCACAGAATATGCAATAGTAATTGATACGAAAGAAGCAAGTCTGTGGGAATGGCTACAATGTTTGGGGGAACAATACCCCCTAGACGGTTTATGATTAGTATGGGAATAAAACAAATATTAATTTATGGATTATGTGGGATGATAGTTTTTGCTATTTTATTTTATATTTCTTCAATACTAAATAAATATTCGTCTAAGCCTTAAATTACGATGGAACTAACAACAATAAACGTAATCTTCCTTTTTGGGTTCTCATTATTATTTTTCTTCTTCATAGTATGGTCGTTAAAAAAGGTGGGGGGCGTATAAGAACTAGTATGGGAATAATTAAAACTTTTGAAGGATTAAATTCAGAACATTTACTTGGAAAGAAGCGTAGAAAGATAAAAAAATATTCAGATGATATGGGTAATCATTACATTGTAATTGATGGTGAAGATTTTGTAACTGTTGAATTTAAAGATAAAAAGATTTGCGAACAAGGAGAAATAATAGATTTTATCAATAGTAAAAAAATTAAACTTAGTGAATTTAATTTACTCTTGGCTTGATATAGGAATATGGTAAAACTAATATGTGGGAAATGTAGAACCGAACAAGATATGGTTAAAAAAATAATTTGTAAGGGGACTGCCAAAGAATGTTTTTGTTATTGGTGTCCAAATTGTAAAGACCAAATATGTCCTAGTGTGTGTTCCAAAACCAATACGCATTAGAATGATAACAAGTAATGTATTACTATATTATTACTGTAGGACGATTGTGTTGTCCCTAAAAAGTAGGACGAAACCTTTAAGTAGGACGATTGGTATATAATATTACAATAAACAAAGAGACACTAACCATGTTGGGCAGGTTTATTGAGGGATGAAACAAACTCGCTAGGATGGTCTCCTTGTCGGGTTAAAGTAATCCCGAATTATAATCAACATGAAAAGACAAACAAAAATAATCAAAGACCAAAAACAAACAAGGACTACAATCCCTGCGGAACTTGTTAGAGAAGCAGAAGTGAAAACTGGAGACCTTATGGAATGGGAATTTAAAGATAAAAAACTAAAGGGAGAACTTAAAAAAAATGAATGAAGAAAAGATTAATCAAATATTGAAAAACCAACAGACAATAATATCTACCTTATCTGTAATGGATGTTTCAGGAATATGTAAGAAGAATTTAGAAGACTCTTATGACGAGACCCAAACATTACTTAATCCTAAAGACCAAAAAGAACCAATGTCGGAAGAACTCGACGAAACAATGGGTGGAAGATTCGGAGAAGAACCTACAATGAATCCAGACGAGAAAGAAGTATTTGTAAAAGATTCAGATTTAATTGATGTCGCTAAAAAGATTAAAAAATATAAAGACGCTTTGAATGTCGAGGTAGAAGAATTTAAACCATGTGGAAAGATATTAGAACAATATAAATCAGGATTATATCACTGTAATAAAACATGTTTATGTTCAGAATGTCAAATTAAACACGACGCCAATCATGCGAAAGCAGACGGGGTGAAAGAATGAGATTAATTCAAATCATGTCATTTATTGCAGGATTTATAATCTTATTTGCAATTAGGTTTCCTTGGTATTTTTATCCAATATTTACATTACTGTGGGTACTATCAGATATTCTTCTAAATAAAAATAAATTTGTCTTAACGAGGAAAGAAGAATGAAGGATGAAACAAAATCAATACTATGTCTTATCGCTGCTGTTGTAAGTTTGGCGATTGGTGCTATTATAGAAGCAAGAACAGGAGAAAATATCATTACTGGATGGTTTGCAGTTTTTTGTTTAGGATTTGGATGGTATTCAAGAGGGGCAATAATTAAACGAGACGCAAAGAGGAGCAAAGAAGAATGAAGTTATGTTGGATATTTATGACAATAGGAATCCTCATAGGTATACTCTTAGGGGTTGGGGGGGCTTTTTATCATGATTATCAATTGGAGAAATGTGAATATTTGGCTAGTTCAACTAACCAAGATTATTATAATTATGAATTGAGAACAGATTGTTATTTCATATTAGGGAAAACAGATTGGCATTTTTTCTGGTGTACTTGGGGGACAGGGATAATTGTTTCTATTCTTTTGGGACTAATGGGATTTTCAATGGGTAATATGGTGGAGGATATAGGGGTATTATGAAACGACGCAATTCTAAACCTAAACGAAAGGAGGTAAAAAATGAAATCAACAATATGTGAATACTTAGGGGACTGTAATGTCGCAAAGATAAGTGGGAGAAACTGTGCAGACTATAAAAACTGTCAAACTTATAAGTTTTATCAAAGGTATCCTGAACATTTAGGATGTGGGGCAATGATGATTACACCAGGACAATTAGAAAATGAGGTGGGAGATAATGAAATGTAAAATATGTAAATTGACATTAAGAAAAGGAAATAAATCTGGTGTTTGTTCAAATTGTGGTAATCGGACTTTAAGGTCTGTAATTAAAGATGGAACAATTAAATTAGAAACTTTGAGTAATTTAAAATGATTCCAGAATATATTAACTGCCAAAACGAAGAAATTTTAGTATGTGATTATTATATGTGTAAGTCTTGTCCAGAAACTTGTGAATACGTAAAAGATATTAGAGGATTTGGATGTGGAGCAATGATGATTCCACCAGGACAATTAGAAAAGGAGATTGAAGATGGAAGTAAAGACTAGAAACATTTAAATAGCATTAAATATTAAGAAGAAAATGGATAAAGCAATAATATATTTAAGAACAAGTACAAAAGACCAAAACCCAGAACTACAAAGGGAAGATGGGGTTAAGTTCGGGTCTGATATAGGGGTAGAAATCGTAGAGGTAGTCTCTGAACAAGGTTCTGCATATAAATTAGAAAAGATAAGACCAAAATGGGAAGAGGTAATTAAAAGGGCTAAGAAAGAGAAATTGAATATAATCGTTTGGAGATATGATAGGGCTTTTAGAAATAGAGAAGAATTTTATAAATTTATGAAGGTGATGTTTGAAGTTTATAATGTTAAAGTTTATTCAGTTAAAGAACCATCAATTTTATCTTTCTGGGATATGTTAGGAAAAAGTCATTCAGAGAACCCAATATTTGATGAATTATTAAATGGGATATTCAAAGCACTATGGGATTTTATGATAAACCAAGCAGGAGAAGAGGCAGAAGAAGAATCAAGAAAGAAATCAGACAGGGTAAAATTAGCAGTTAGAAAAGTAAATGGAATAACAAAATCATATAAGGGAAAGAAGTGGGGAAGGAAAAAACAACCAAAAGCAGAAGTTCAAATCTTAAAACTTCATAAAGAAGGAAAGAAGATGAGAGAAATTTGCGAAGAAGTTTATTATTGGGATAAGCACCATCATAAGAAATTTGTGAGTTTAGGATTTGTTCATAAATTATTAGCTGAAAATCAACTAACTAAATCATCTCAAAATCAAAAGAGATAAAATAACCAATTTATGAAAAAAGAAACAATATGTTATGATGAAGCAACAATTTTAGTTGATGGAGAAGAATGTAGTGGAATGTCTTGTATGGGTATGAGTATCTCAGATTATATAAATTATAAAAATAACAAGGAGGTAAATAAATGAAAGATAAATATATAATACTATTAACGATTTTAATAACCTTAGTAATTGTAGTCGGAGGATTCTTTTTATTCCAATACGAGTTAGACAGAAATCAATCAACTTACGATAGAGGATATAATTCAGGGAAGTTAGAAGGATTACTCTACACATACCAAACAGGAAGGGTAGTTATTTTAGAAAATGGAAATCCATCTGAATTTACAATTGAACAAATTTGTTATAACTTAAATCAACAGGGGGCAGAATGATAACAAATAAACAAAAAGAACAAATAAGAAAACTTCACAAGGAAGGAATAAAACCTAGAGAAATCGCTAAAAAATTAAACTTAAACATAGAAACAATTTATTATTACTCAAACGAGGAAACAAGAAAAAGAAGAATACAACAAACAGTAGATTCATTTAAAAGAAAAACTTTAGAAGAAAGACAAAAAGTCTACAAAAAAAGATTACCTTATCTAAAAGAATATCAAAGAAGAAGATACAATGAAGACATAGATTTCAAAACAACCAAACAAAAGAATTCAAGAGAATATTATAAAACATGGAAACAAAAGAAGAAGTAATAGAACTTGAAACAACATTAGAAAATGCAGGGAAGTTTTTACCAATCGAAAGTCCAATTAAAAAATTAATTAAATACCTAAAAAAGAAAAATGAAATATGAAATAATCTCTGTAATTTTTGTCTTCTCCTTAGTTCTTAGTTCAATCTTTTTAGGGTATCTAGCAGAAGATGATATATCAAAATTAATAAGAAGAATAAAAAACAAACAAGTAGATACTCCAGAAGAATGTATTAATTTATCTTTAGTAAAAACCGCCCATTGTTTAAATGATTATATAGTTTCAATCTATAAATATAATGAAACCGATGATTCTAGAAGTCTAACAATCGAAGAATTAAAAGAAAGGGGTGGTGATTGTAATGATTGGACGGATTTATATATAAGATACATAGAAGATTTAAATTTCAATGCAAAAAAAGTAATAATAAGTACGGGAAAATACGCACATGCCTTTGCAATCATTTCAGATGAGACAGCTTATTGTAAATTAGACCAGATGAGTTTAGATTGTTTTATATTTGGAGATTAAATATTATCTTTTAAATCGCTGCGGTTTGCCCTATTTTCATAATAAATTTTCCCAGACTTACTAATTCTCTTTCCTGGCTTCAATGCTTTACGCATTTTATCAATAGATTTAATAGTTGTTCCGATTTGATGCTCACTAACCTTTAAACTCTTTCTTTGATTCTTAAAACCTATAGAACTAAACTCCTTATCCATTTCGCTTTTAATAAAATCCATAGTAATACATGTAATCTATAGTTTATAAATATCGATTAAGGCATTGGGAATATCTCGTGATTGAATCGAACAAACATCTCTGGCTCATGAGACCAGTATTCTAACCATTGAACTAACGAGATTTTATATTAAGGCATTGGATTCCATTAAGGCATTGGTCTAAAAGATTACAAACAAATAAATATTATTTCACTACACCTTAATTAAGGCATTCATTAAAAATATTTATTCTTCTTCTTCTGTTGTTTCTTCTTCAGCCATTTAAACACCTCCAAAAATAAGACACTAAAACCTTTTTTAAATATATCTTTTCATCTGTTGGGGTTATTTCTAAAGGATAGATATAATTATATATTGGGTCTGTTGGGTCTCTTAAATCGTCTTCCCAATATTCCCTCAATTCTCCATCTTCTAAAACTCCGTACCTCTCAGCAATTTCTTTAAATTGTGGGTGTTCCTTATTTTCTAATACTTCACATAAAACACGATAAGAATTATTTTCCCATTTATCAGGGGTTTTAAATTCTTCCATCCAATCGCAATAAATACTATATGTCATTATTCTTTTAAACCTCCTTTCATTATATAATAAATATTAAACAAAACTCTTAAAATCTCTTGTCCTTTTTCTGTCTGTTTATATTGTATCATTCTAAAACCTCTTTGATAAATTCTTCTTTTATTCTTTGTCCGTATTCATTAACTTTAATAAATTTTTCTGGAAATTGTATTTTTAAACCTTCTAAGATAGGATAATATTTTAAGGGGATTTTTGTAGTGTATCTTTTAAACCTGTTTCCATAACCTAACAAACGATAATACTTAAAACAAAATTCAGACTCTTTTAATAAATATTCTTTATTAACATCTTCAAAAACCACCTCAAAATAACAATCACTACAAACAGAATGTTTATTTAAAGCGGTTTCCCATTCTTCCCCCTTCCATAAACTCCCTATGCATTTCATTTCCAACCCCCTAAAATCAAACGCTTATTTATAGAGTGTTTAACATCTTCGCATTTATTCCTAAGACTATCCCTAAGTTTAAGCGGACTCAATAACATAACCCCTAATATTAAACCGATTCCTAAGTCTGGGATAATAAAAGATAATCCCATCAATCCAAAAGCCCCAGCTATCTTTAAACTACTTCTCCTATATTTAAATTGAGTTCGTGCAATAGTAAAGTTTATTCTTTCTAAGGGAATAAATCCCCTATTGTTTTTTGTTTGTTTTTTCATTTGATTATTAAGGGAGTCGGTTAAGATTTTTTATCTTGCCTTAACTCCTCTTTGTTTATTTATTTCTTTTATCCATTCTTCCGTTTCTATTTCGTTTTTTATTTGCTCCGTCCATTCTCCGCCTATTTCGTGAGCGTAATGTTTTCTTAACCACTTTAAAGTTTTTGGTTTTTTATATTCCCCATCTTCTATCATCCCCTCATCAATCCCCCGAAGTAATGAATTTATTCTTCTTGTTATTTCTTTTTGGTTTATGTTTTCCATGTATATATTAAGAATAAATAGTTTATAAATGTTTCTATTTTGTTGTAAGTGTTAAGATTATATAAGACTACTTTTAAGTAACAAATAAATAAACGATTCTCCTATAAACTATAAAGAGTTTTCATAAATTAAACCCTTCTTCGCTTTTGGATTAAGCGATTTTCTACACCTAAAAATGAATAGGTTTTCTGTGAACAAGTTTAAACAACAACCATAATAAAAAATATCCCCTGCAATATTTTAAAATCTCAAAAATTAAAAAAAATTCTCAAAAAAAATCCAAAAAAAAGGACTTAAAAAAGTGCCAATATAACACCTAAGTGTTATCGTTTAAGGGGTGTTTTTTGGCGAGTGCCTAGACCCTCGAACACGAGCAACCCCAATGCCTTGATTACAACCCTAGGACAATGAGATTCAATCCAATGTCTTAAAACAGTTCATCAAATAACCAAGATACGTTCCGAATGCCTTAATTTTTACACACAAATCACCAGGAATTCATAAAACATAACGTTTTACAGTGGAAATCAAGGGGTCTGGGGACTTCTAATGGCTGAATGCCTAGAGAAAGCTCGAAAAACTCTTTCATTGGTTCAAAATTCTCCTCAATCGGACTTTTAAACATATATATATTCTTATTTCACACGCCACATGACGCAAAAAGCCCTAAAAACCGCAAAAAAGCCGTTCAATGCCTTAGAATTTCCCGTTTTACCATACACAAACCACAAAAAAATAAAGAAATCACTCCAAATCGTCTGTTTTTAGGGTATTTTCGTCTAAAACTTCGCTTTTTTCGTCGTTTTCGTCCAACTTTTCATCAGGAACAAGGAGTTTAGTCTCAATTTCAGGCTTTTCATTCTCTTTATCTCCAAAAACACCACATATTTTACCTATTTGAGAGTAAGACATATCAAAATCATAGTCTTGAAGGAACATTTCCATCTCACGATAGGACATTTTACTTGCTTTCCTCAATAAATATATCACAATATCCCTTTGATTACGGTATCTTATCTGTTTTGCTGTCATAGGGTTTCTTTCAGTAGCTTCCAATGCCTCTTCCTTCTTTTTTCGGTACTTTTTCTCCTCTTCATCCCCTCCAAGTGCAAATTTCCCATAAAATCTCCCAGTAAATCGGGTTCTAACGAATTTATGACTGTAAGAATAGTCTTTTTTCCCATGTAAGTATAGTAATTTCTTTAATCTTGAGTTATAAAGTCTGAAATATCCCCGAATTCCTTTATTTTCATAAACATGTATCAATGCTTTTGCTCTAAAGATGGCTGCGTACTTGTCTAACATAAAAAAAGTAGGTAAAACCATAATAACAAACAAATTTTTTTGTCTCATCTGCATCATTAAACCAACCAACGCCTTATTTATTCCAGAAAGTGCACCTCTACTACTCAAACCAGTAAATGCTTCATCAAAAATAATACATTGTCCCTTTTTTGCTTTAAAAATTGCCTGTCTAAATGATTCTGCATCAAAAACTACACGAGATAAATCTAAAGTTCGGTCTACATACTTTCCTAATTGTAATGCGAGTGTAGATTTACCCGAGCCTTCCCGTCCGTCAATGACAATAAAGCAATCTTTGTCTTTTTTTAGTAAAGAAGGAATAACTTTGTTGTCTAAATTTTCTCTTAGTCGGGAATTCATGTGATAAGAGATTTCTTTTTCAGTAATTGGGTCTAAAAATTTTACAATTGCCATTAATCAAAATCATAATCGTCATCTCTCAGATAAGAAGTTCCTTTTCCCTGTTTATTTTGCAATCTTCTCAAATAAATTGTCTTTAATTTTAATAATTGGTATTGGTCTTTAGATTTTGATTCTGGTTTTTTGTTAAAAGTTCTATTTACAGGAATAGACATATCTCCTAATTCATAAATTTTCAAATCAAGGTCGTTAATGTAAGTATCTGCCTCCTCCCCTCTTTTTTCATCCCCACCGAGGATAGTCCAAATAGAATCCAACTTAATCATCCATAATTTGTAATTATAATTTGCCATTGCGATGTAACAATCTCTAAATAAATTTTCAAGAGTAATATTAATCAATCCTGCGGCATTAATTTTTGATACTTGGTCTTCTTCTGGTTCTTTGTTTAAATCTTTCCAACCCATAGATATTAAAGTAATTTATCCTTTATAAATATCGATTATCATTTATGATAATGTCACTACTAATAAATTGTAGTAAATTTATTAGGGATTTTAGTAGGTATCGGTTTTGGATGGATAGTCTTGGGACATAAGAAAAAAGAAGTAGAAGAAGTCCCAGAATTTTAAGAATAATTAATTCCAACGACCACGTTTTATAACCATTTGTTTCATATCAGAAGATATTTTATCTTTATTATCTTCTGATGTTAGCCATTGGTGATTCTCTGGTGCAAAACATTCCTTAATTTGTTCAGGGTCAGTTAAATCAAATGCACAGCAAGGTTTTATGTGGTCGATTTCATAATCAACCTTATCAAAATCTTTAGGGAGTTCAGATATTAATTTCTTTATAATTTTTCCATAATTAATTCCATATTCTTTTGATTGCCTAATTTTTCCTGTTTCAGAATATTTACAAAAGGCACTAATCACACGACACCTTAATCTTCTTTTGGTAGCATAATTTAAATCATTTTTCATTTTATCCTTATGCCAAATCTTTTTTTTCCTATAATATTCTTCTTTGTCTTGAGCATGATGCCAGTCTCTACTATATTGTAATAATTTATTTCTATTTAAATGATAATAAACTTTACGATACTTATCCCACTTTTCTTTGTTATCCTTAATCCATTTTTTATTTCTTTTATCTATCTTATCTTTATTTTTAATATAATATTTTTTACCTTTTTCTATAATCTTCTCTGGATGTTCAGCTTTATATTTTTTTAAATATTTTTGCATATATATTCTTCTCTTAGCTTTTATTTCTGGTCTTTGATTGTACTCTTTCATTTTTTGTTTTTGTTTTTCAGTTGCTTTCATAATAATATTATCATATATACCTTTATAAATCTTTCGACATCGATATTTATAAACCAATTTAGTTATTACTAAAGTATGACAAACAAAGATTTATACTTATCTCACAATGGTGAGAATTTTTTAGGAGGGGAGAAATTAATATGCTTGCTAACATAATTGGGGGGTTCATCGTAATTTTAGTAGGAACAGCTCTATTGCCAACTGTTGCACAACAGGTAGGTACTGCACAGGCAGACGGAAACGTAACTGGTGCTGCTGATACTTTAGTTGGATTGACCACTCTATTCTTTGCACTTGCAATCGCAACTTCCGCAATTGGAATTGCGGCACAAGGATTACGGAATAGCGGATTAATTTAAAGTTTAAACTTTAAATTTCCACAAACAAAATGCTTATTAAAAACAAACACGACAATAGGATAAAGGCTTCTAACGAAGTTAATTTTTCTGATAATTTGTCGTGTAGTTTTTCTTTTTCTAATCAATTAAATTTAAATAGATTCTTTTAGTATTTTTATTATGAAAATGAAATTACTTACCTTTCTTTTAGTCTTTTCTATATTTTTTATTTCCCCAGTTTTAGCCTTAACTGTAGATATTCCAGTACCTATTAATTATTCTACAATTCCAACAGTTAATGCTTCTGATTGGTGGGACGGACTAGATACCCCTGCAGACATTGACCATAACTTATTAAACAATTTAGCATGGAGTGTTGCAGGACATACTATCGATGCAAACTTAGATATGAATAGTTTTAATATTATAGAAATTGATAAGGCTTATTTTTCTGGTTCTGATTTTATATCTTCAGATGATAATGGTCATTTAGATTTGCATTCAGATTCCATAGACTTACATGGAAACCTTTCTACAATTTGGAATATACATCTAACAGATTCTGATGGAACTAGTGCTCATAATAATATCATGTTAGGTGGGGGAAGAGATGCTTGGATATATTATAATGCTACAGATTTAATAATTGACCCTGATGTTGTTGGTGATGGTGATGTGATTATTTTAGGGGATATAATTGCAGATAATTTAATTGGAAATGTTTCTGGAATAAGTGGGATATTTACAGAGAATGTATCGGCAAATTGGTTCAACGGAAGATTCAACTGGACAACAGACACGTGGTTTGACTTTATTGGGGGGTGGAATTTAACATTCAACACATCAATGTTATCAACAATCTTCTATAATGCAACAGCAATAGATGTAGTAACTGGAACTGGTGCAGGAGTTTTAAATGATATTCAATCTTATAATCAAATTTCTTATAATGTTACAGAAGATGCGAGTGACTTAGAATTGAGAATTAATTTTACAGGAATAACAGATTTCAATCAATTAATAATTAGATATAGAAGTGATGAAGACAATGAACCCCGTAGAATGCAAGTTCAAATTTACGAACCTGTTGGAGGAACGTGGGAAAACTATGGAGACTTACCAGAAAATAATGAATATAATGTTGTTGAGTTTGGAATATTTGATGCTGATGAACATATTGATGGAGATGATGTAGTTCAAGTTAGAGTTTTTCAAGATGCAGGAGTCCCACCAAGAACGCATAAACATTTGTTTGATTGGATAACAATCGCAAAAGGATTCGGAACTCCATCAGGTCAAGAGGTAGACCCTATTTTTAGTTCTTGGTTAGAAAGTCCTTTGTTTATGGAGAATGTTAATGGAAGTTTAGTTAATTCAAGTTGGAGTTGGATAACTGCAAACAACGCAAACTTCACCTCGTTATTTGTAGGGAATGCGACTTTTGATTATTTAAATGTAATAGGAACTTCTTATCTTAGTGGTTCAGTTATAATTGAATTAACTGATGGAGAGAGTAATTCTGATGCTTTTGATATGACTGTTCTTGGAGGTGCTGGAGGAGATGAATTAGCTGATAATGCAGGAAAAGGAAGTAATATATTTCATACTGCTGGTGTAGGGGGAGGTTCATCAACTAGTGGATATTTAGCTGGTGCTGGAGGAAATATTATTTATATTGCAGGAGCAGGAGGAGCTGATACAGCTGGCGTTGGTGGAGTTGCTGGAATTGTTAGTTTAATTGGAGGTGCAGGAGGATTTTCAGGAGATGATGATGGAGCAAAAGGTGGTGATGTTAATATTACAGGTGGAATTGGAGGAGCTACAGATGGTTTCATTGGAAAGGATGGTGGAGATGGTGGAGATGTTAATATAAATCCAGGTGCTGGAGGGATTGGAGGAGATAGCACAGGATTATATGGGAATGTTATATTAGCTAAAAATGGTGGGAATGTTGGGATTGGGACAACCTCACCAACCCATACTTTAAATGTTGTTGGAGCTTTAAACGTAACAGGAACTTCTTATCTTGGAGATGTTAATGGAAGTGGGATTTTTACAACAACTGCAAATATAAACATAGCAAGTGATACGAATGGTTTATATCTTGGAGATGGTCAAGATGTTAAATTATATAGTAATGGAGTTGCTGGGAATTTTATATTTGAGTCTACTGACAAAGTTCAAGTAAGATTAGGAACAACAACAACACCATTTACGACGACCTTTCTTCAATTAGAGGATGGAGAAAGTCACATGGGATTTAATCCAGGTGCTAACTTAGTTGATGGAATTAGAGTTT